CAGAGGCTTGAGAGTATTGGTAAACAGTTCCACCAGTTGCTTGTGGGCCTTCAAAGACTACATTAGCACCTAAAGCCTCTAAGACTTCAGTTGTTGTTGTTTCCCATGATGGGCCACCATTGGCTTGTTGATATGCACGAAATTCTGCCTCGTACATTACTGCGCCTGTTTGTGTTTTGATTTGCATGATTTTTCCTTACGCAATAGCCAAAAAGATGTAAGAGCCACCATTTACATTGATGGCGGCTAAGATGGTTGAGTTCAACGCAAAACCTGTTGATACTGTTGTGACAGAACCAAGCGTTGCTACTTCAGCCGCTGTGCTATTCATAAGTAAATATGGGTCTGTCAATACAGTCATGCCACGGGCTGTGTCATAGGTGTACCAATCTCCAACCGCATCAGTACGTTTGATAAGAACAAACCTTGCGCCGCCTGTAAAGCCGCAGTTTATGGTTTGGGTTGTGCCGTTGCCTGTGTATGAACCTACTTTGGAAACCCCTGCACAAGTGGCAAATAGGTAGGCAACATGAGTTCCACCTGATTGGCTTAAATAACTACCCACAGTAAACTGGGTTGATGTTGGCGTTGTATCGTTCCAAATGTTAATCCAATAGTCTGCCGCTGTTGTGTCGTTTAAAGCCAAATATCCATCATTGCCAATAAACGATGTGTAAACAAACCAAGACCCCGCTGTTGCTGAATCTCTACGTTTAACAATCATCATCTCAGGCACAACAGTTAAGTTATGCGTCAAGGCTTGAGCACTTCCCGTCCCTGTATAGCAAACCTCATCAAAGAAGCTGGGGGCGCGTTTGAAGAACTCTCCTACATAAGTTTGACCACCACCAAATGTGCTATTTAAATTACCATTGTTATTACTGTAGCCAGTCATATTAAACGTATTGCCAGACTCAGAATTTTCTGCATTTATTAAGTTTGTAGCTAAAGTAACACCCAATCCTCTCAAAATATCAGTTGCATATGTTCTAGCGTGTACTGCGCCACGATTTATACCAATAAACATATCAGGGAAAAAGCCAGTTGTAATCTGCTGAGTAGTTCCTGTACCCGACCATATATTAGGACTAAACACCTTAGTCGCATCCGTAGGCACTTTCATCGGGCCTCTGCGAATGGCTATGTAGATGTATTGATAACCAGATTCATTAAAATTACTTGTTATGGGAACATCAAATCCTGTAGCAGTAGGAATTGCGTTATATCCTGATGACGCTTCAGCGTTTGAGCTATTAGCTAGCAAAAAAGGTTGATTGCCAGCAACAGCAAGTCCTCTCATATTATCAAGCATATACCAATTACCAACACCATCAGTTCTTTTTATCATCAACCATTGTGGTTCATAACCAAGATTTACGGAAGTTGTAGTGCTTGCGTTTGTGCTAAACGACCCACACGAAATCACATTGTCTGTACCAGTTAGGCCAAAGCCTCCTGCGTCATGGGCAAAGATATAAGCGATATATGTGCCGCCTGATGCGTTAACACTTGCGTCAGTTCCAAGGCTAAAGACTGCGGATGTTGGAGTTGTGCTGTTCCACCAAGTTGCACCTGTGGCTGCTGCTGCTGTGCTGTTTAAAACAAGGTATTGCGTGTTTTCAAGGCTTCTATGGTAAACAGCCCAATTGGTAGAAGATGAATTTGTGCGCTTCACCATAATGCAAGCAGGAACTGAGCCTAGTGCATGAGATATTGTTCTGTTAGAGCCTGTTCCTGTCCAAGTTTGAATATCAAAGAACTTTGGTTGCTTGCGTAGACTCCATGAAACAAAACTATTTCCGTTACCATTAAGAGCAGTTCCCGATAATTCAATCGGGGCTTCTAGTGTAAAACCATTAGAGTTAAAACCATTAAAATCTGGCGAACCGTTGCTCTGACCATTTGTGCCATTACTTTGCATGTAATAGCTGTTTGATGTAAGCCCACTTGTAAATAATAAATGAGTGTAGGCCGTATTCCTACCCTTAATCCAAACCAAACCACCCTTACCAGATAAATCAAGCCCATTAACAATGGTGTTTGTAGTGCCGTTACCTGTATAAAGGTATGTACTGAACACATCCTCAATGTACTGAGGAACAGCGGCCGCACCACCACCAAAGGCATCGTAACTAGCCGCACCGCTTGTAGCTTGTAATGGCATGGTTTAAGCCTTAAATTGTGTGTTGCTTGCCAAGACTGTGAAGGTTGCACTACCTGTTTTGATAATCAAATAACGATAGCTATCAATTCCACTAGCATTACCCGCAGTAGGCGCACCACCTAGCCAACGTGTCGTAACACCTGATGTAGTGCCATCAACTTGCACAGCAGAGTTGTAGTAAGCAGTAGAGCCTTGAGTAACCAAGAAAGCCACAGTCATTGATTGACCTGTACTCATCAAAGTATTCAATGATGTACCGCTAGAGCCTCTGAAGTTAACTGTCCAGTTAGCACTTGCGTTACTTGTGTAGTACAGAACAGACTGAGTTGTAATGTCATAGTTGATTGTACCTGTAGCCGCAGTTGCTGATACTGTTGCCACTTCAGCCGCATCATTTAAAACGATGCCAATGGCTGAAGAAGTACCAGAAAAAGTTTTTGTTCCTGTAAAGGTTTGTGCGCCTGCAAGAGTTGCATCACCACTGGCTGCTGCTATCCACTCAACATCAGTAGCACCAGAATTAACCGCTAGAACCTTAGTTCCATTAGAAGTATAAGATGGAAGCAAGTTAACACGAGCATTAGCCGCAGTCCCTGCACCAGTACCACCACCAGCAATAGCAATTGTGTCACCGCTAGTTCCAGCATACAAGTCTTTAACTTGGCTCATCAACTCACGGATAGCATCGTTAATTCCAGAAGGCGCACAACCCTCTGCAATGTTAATGCTATCAATGTCTGTGTTATTTGCGGGAGTCGAACTCCATTCGCTAATCTTTGTCTTTGCCATGTTAGTCCTTAGTCGGGGTTAGCCATTCCAGTTAAATCTACACGATATGGTTTTTCAGTATTTAGAAGACCTGTCATTGTAGATGCGCCAGTTAATCCAGCAGCCTTTTTAGCCTCTAGGTCTAGCAAGTATTTTTCATAAGCACTCAGACCTTGTAAAGTCTGTAAGTTTGCTCTTGGGTCACCAAGTTTAAATAGCATTGGGCCAAGTTCCTCTGCTGTTTGACCAGCTACACCTTGACCTTGTGCTTTCAAATAACCTAGCGTTCCCCTGAGTGGGCCTTGCTCAATCATTTGACCAATAAAACTAGGCTCTGATTCTAAACCTTGACTAGCAATCTGTCTTTCAAATGTTGCAGAATTACCCAAGATTTTTTCTTGAGTTTTACGCATCATTGATTCGGTCATCATGTCTTTTTCAAACTGCTTGAAAGTAGCGTCATCTGGGAACAATGAGGAAACTCGTGAACGCTCTGATGGTGAACCAAATATGCGCTTACGAATGTCAGCAGTATCTTTAGCCGTTGTAATCTTTTCTTTTACAGCGTCCAAAGCACCAACTTTATAAGCCTCTTGCTCAGATGCAGATAACTTTGCAAATGTTCTGTTTGCTTCTGCTGCTGTTTGTTTGTAGAAGTCTTTACCCAATTTAGTAGCATCAAGCAATTCAGCTTCACCTGCAAAAGCAGCCCTAGCCCTACCAAAGTCAGGAACAGCAGTATCTAACTCAGACAAGAATTCATTTTTCTTGTTTTTGTAAATGTTCCCTAGTTTAGAAACTTTACCAAATGCGTCTGTTTCTGCATCAATAAGAACATCAAGACCACGCTTAATGTTATCAAGAGTTTCAACAGTAGGACGAGACATATCAACTGTTCTACCTTCAGCAGCTAACAGTTCTTGTGCTTTCTTTGTTGCTGTCTTAAACTGTGGTAGTTCTAAATACTTTAATACACTAGGGTCAGTCACTTCACCATAAGCATAAGCCTTTTGATAAAGTGGAGTTGAAACTTGTTTTTGTCTTTGAGCAATTACTGTTGTGTATTCAAAAGGGTCTGTAAATCCACCTAAATATTTAGAAATATCACCTTGGATACGTTCACCTTGACCTGCGGCTCGTTCTTCAAGTGCAGTCTTAGCTGTTTGTCTTGCTGTACTTGGATATTTCTGAGCAACATCAGCAAGTGACCTAACATTTTCACCTGCAATATCAACAAGTCCTACTGGCTTAGTAGCCGCAAGAATCATCTTTTCCAAGTCAGCAGGGCTTACCTTATCCCGATATAAAGCCTCTAATAGTTTAGCTTTTGCACGATTAGCATAGTCAATACTTTGACCAGTAGCCACACCAACGACTTTACCAACTTGCTGAAGAACAGGGATACCACTTGTTACGTCAACAACTTTACTACCAGCCATTCCAACGCCCTTGGCAACAGCAGGTGCAGCACCGCCTACAAGACCGCCAAGAGTACCACCAGCTTGTGCGCCAGCCATACGCTCACCAACCCCTGCGCTACCAGCACCACCGAGTGCGCCAGTAAGTGCGCCTGTGACAGCAGATGCGCCAGCCGTAACTCCTGCACGAACCAATGGTGCAGCGTCTTTAGCCATTTGTGCATATCTAGCAGTTCCCAAGAATGGTAATAATGCGTATGGCAACCCACCTGCAATTTCAGTTGCTATTGCAGTTTTAGGGTTTTCTTGTCCATACTTTTGTTTAGCAAGTTCAAGTGCTGCCAAGTTTTGCTCGTAAGTACCTTGACCAGACAATGACTTCATCAATGATTCAAGTTCATCAGCAAAACCAAATGTTGCGCCTTGAGCCAATGAACGCCCTGCGCCATACTCAGAAGTTCTACCGCCAGATTGCTTAACAAGGTCTAGTGCTTTAGCAAATGTTTCTTGTGTAAATCCTTCTTCTTTTAGGTACTTGTTAATATCATCATTAGGTGCGTTCTTGTCAACCATTGTGATAAGGTTTTTACGAACTCGCTCAACATTTTCGTAAGCCATTATTGACCTCCACGCAATGAGTTGCTAAGTCTTGGAGTTAAACCATATGAGTCAGTCATTGATGTTGTGGGTGTCATGCTTGGTGCTTTAAATGATTTACCAGCAGAACCAATCATATTTTGCGTCAAAATATTACGGAAAATTGCTTTCTGCTTAATTGTTTGTTCATCATCATTGTATTGAGGGAAGTAGTTAATAAACTCAGCAGTCCACTCGTCAGCACCAATTGCTGCGCCTGATTCTTTACGCAAGTTAGCACGAATAAAGTTATTAGCTGCTTGCAAGTATTGCCTACGCTCTGGAGATAAACCGCCAATAGCTTGAGGAATAATCTCTGGGATTGCTTTGCCAATTAAAGGAATAACACTTGTAATTGCTTCACCAAACTTAGGCGCATTGCCTGTAGCTAGTTTTGATGTAATTGATTCTGCTGCAACCATGCGAGATGCAAATCCAGCCGCATTAGTTTCACCTTCAGTTGGTTTTCCAGACTTAGTTAATGGTTTACCATCAGCACCCAATACTGGAGTCATTCCCATTGTTCTTGGATTAAAAGCCATCAATCCTTGGTCTGTTTCAATAGCTTGGAAACTTACAGGGCCTTCTGGCGCACGACCTTTAGGGATGCGTGAAACTTCTTTGCCACTTGAATCCAATTGAATAATTGCGTTACCAGCATCTTGATATGTAAATCCTTTTTTAGATTTTTCAAAATCTAAGAAACTGCCTTCAAAACCTTGGCTTTGTGCTAATTTGTATTGTGCAATTTCAGTAGGTACTGGTTCACGTTTAGGTGCGCCACTAGCAACAGTTTTAACTTCTCCAGTTGGGCTAACACGAACAAGATTAGCACCTTCAGCCAATGTAGTAAGTTCTCCACCCATAGCCTTTTGAGAAGCAATCAATTCAGTTAGTGCTTTACGTCCCTCTGGAGAAGCCATCAATTGTGGCATTGCTCGTTGCAAATCAAAACCACCAGCAGTCATTCCTTCGCCTACTCGCTGACCCATCATATCCTCGCCATAAATTTCTTGAGGCTTGGTTATAGCACCTTGGATAACACCTTGAATTCTTTGTTGTTCAGCTAATTGTTGTTGCTCTAACTGACGTTTACGAATCATGTCTTGCAATTGCACGTTTTGTAGTTGGTTTTGCAATGTTTCTTGCATACCGCCTTTATAGGCTTTCTGACTAGCTTGCAATCCTTCAGCAATAGACTGACCAGTATTCCCACCTTGGAATAGTCTGCCAGCCAATGCGTAGAGTGCTTGTGCTTGTGCGTCTTCACGATTACGAGCAATATCAGCCGCAGACATACCGAGCAGACCCATTGTGTCTGCACCGCCTGTACCGAAAATGTCTAATAGTCCAGCCATGTCAGTCCTTAGAAATCAAGCCAGCCAAGTGGATTTGAACTTGCAAAATTGGTTGCAGCATCATATGTAGCTGCTGGAGAATTAGCACCCCAATTAGATAACCAACTCATGTTTGGAGAACCTAGATTTTTATATAAACCACCAGCAGTAGCAGCAGTACCTAACAACTTCTGGAACGCAGAAGTATCAGCAGCACCAGACGCTGTAGTCTGACCAACTCGTCCTAATGGATTGCCATATACCAATGACATATAGTTTTGCAGGTTCTGTTGTGGCTGGTTTTGCAAGAAATTAAAACGCTGAATATCAGCACCTAACTGTTGACCTTGGTAGCCTTCACGCAACTGACCTGCTTGCAACAACTGGTTAATGTCTTGATAATCAGTAGCCGCCATCTGTGGGGCCATGCCAATAGCTTGTTGTTGCTTATTACGCTCATCAGCGTAGTTCTGATAAGCCAGTTGACCTGCTGTGTTAGTCAATGCTTGTGCATACTGACCTGTAGCACGATTCTGTAGGTTACCCATAGCACCAGAGCCATAACGACCTGCTAGGCTAGACTTAGACGCAATGTCAGATAGGCTTGTGTCAAATTGTGACTTAGCAGCTTGGGCAGCAGGGGCAAACGCACCTTGAAAGAAAGGATTACCACCTAAATAAGCACCACCCAAAGTTCCCTGCAATTGCTGTTGAGCAAGGCCAGTTAAAGGGCTACCTGCTAACGCACGAGTCTCTAAGGCTTGAACTCCAGCTTGTGTGGTCTGGGAAGGAGAAACAAAGGTTTCGCCTGTGTAGTATTGTGGGCCGCCAGCACCATAAAGATTAGCGGCTTGCTGCAAACCATACGTTAAATATGGTGCAATTGTTGGGTCAACTAAAGTTCTGGTTTCGGTTACCATCTTTTACTCCTAGAGTTTCGGATTCCAAGATGGGTCATCCACGGAATCCATTATACATAAATTATTAAAATCAACCAATAATTGCATACCGATATGTCTTATTTGCAGTTGAATTGGCAAAGTGGGTAATCGTAGCCGTACCCTGTCCTTGGGAACTTGCGTAGATATTTGTTGCGGCAGCGAGTGAAACTAAGTTAACAGTCGCTATCACAGATGGCGTAGATGGTCTTGTAGGGCTTGTTCCAGCCACATAATGCTCAATTACCACACCAACATCTGATGCTCTCCACATCAACTGGATATAGTCATTAGCTGCCAAATTTACATAAAAGTTCATTGCCCCAATTAAGTGATATGGGTCACCAGATGATTTTCTCTGGGCTAAACCAAACCTACTGTTAGAAGCAGCTATATCTGTTCCGTTCTTTCTGAACCAAATATCAGCATCTTGCGAGTCGTTTGTTGTATTTTTCAGTTGGATAGAAAACTGTATGTTATACAACCCTGCTGCTTTTACATTCAACCTAGAACTATTTGATAAAGTAACCCCATTGGAGAAGTCTGTTGTGTCAAAAGTAATGGGATAGGCAGTCGTTGTATTAGCTACAGTCTGGTCTGTTCCATCTTGAAAAGCCCCATAAGGTGCAGAATCAGCAAAAGCAGCAGCAGAGGCAGGGACAAAAACAATTACGCTGTCTGGGCCTATCCTTCGGTCTGTCAAAGTGGTAGTTAAAGCACCACCAGTAGCCAGAGTCAAAGTCCCTGTGTTATTGGTCTTTCCATCCATGATTCCACGGACAACCTCTGCCACAGCCCTCTGGTCACCACCAAATGCGGGTAGGCTTCTAAACATCAGCGAACCCCTTGTGGCGTAATATCCACATCCACCGCTACGGCAGTTTTCCAATTAGCACCAGTAGGAACTAGGTTTAATCTATGGTATCTACCAGCAGAACGTAGGGAAACCCTGTTCTCGGAGTCGGCAGCAGTTGAAGTCCCATAAGTTACAGATTCATTTAAAAGTTGCCTAGAAGCTACAGATAAAGAGCCAGAACCATTGTCAACAATAGGTCTAGCTAGGGTTACTACTGAGTTAGCACCTACATCTATATCTCCAGTTGAGATATTTCCTGTAAGGTTAGAGCCAGTAAACGAATAAACCCTAGTTCCGTAAGTTCCACCTAAGAAATACTTACCACCGATATATAGCAAAGAATCTAAACTTGTTGTCAGAGCGTCAATGCTTCCTGATACAGAATCTAATTCTTCTAACGTCAATGCACCAGACGATGCTTCACCAAGGTAATCAGTATTAGCATCGCCATAAGTCCACTTCTTTGTTTGGAAGTTGTAAATCATCAGTTTACGAGTGGCATCTACAGATTTATAGTTCCAAATAACTAACTTACGAACAGGGTCAATAGCCGTAGACATTGTTTTGTAGTCTGCTTCATTTGCATCAGTAAGAAAAAATCTATCTACTTTTTCTGCGCCAATAGAAACAACTTGTTGTCCATCGCACATATAGAAACCATCGTCTGACAAGAAAAATGTAATTCCTTGGTACTGAGCAATAGAGCCAGCTACCATGCAACCTTTATTCCTAGAGATATTGTCAAACTGGAATATAAATGGAGTACCAACATAGGTCATACGATGGATAGAACGCTCTAGCAAAACTAAACCAAACTCACCACCTCGGATTCCTACAATCTGTCCACCATCAGGAATATCTTGATAGTCGGATTGAGTGTTTACATTCTCTACCCAATCTGTCTCATCATTGATAGCAGACCATCTGACACGATACTGTTGTTGAGTTGTCTCTAACGTATTAGCGCAAACAACAAAGTCACGCACCACAGTAATAAATTTAGCAATAGGCGCAGTAGCCGCTACTTCTGTAAAAGTGCTAGATGTACCAAGAACCCATGATTTTAGTTTTTCAGCGTTGTTACAAATAATGACACTTTTACCAAACTGAGTAAACCTTACTCTATCGTTTGTTCCTGTTGTCAATCCTGTATTTACCTGAGTCAAAGCACCAGTTCCACCAACTGTATAAATTTTAGATGCGCCAGCAGCAAAGAAATATGTATTCCCATCTGGTGCTTTAGCCGCATATAAAGAAGTTAAGTTTTCTGCTGCTGCGCTTGAATATGATACGGGCGTAGGGAATGGGCCATAACCAATGGCTTGAGATACTACATTCTTAGCATCTGTTAATGAGCCAGAAATACCTGACTGGTCAGGCATCCACTCGCCAAATGTTACCCTTGTCGTAGCCATGTGTTACTTCCTTGAGGAACTAAAGTCCATGTGTTGTCATTAGAAGCTACTGGAGTCCAATTCTTACCAAGAATATGACCATTGGCAACAACTGTAGCTGAACAAGTAATAACAGGGCTTACATAAAATATCAATGAGCCAGATGCGCTTACTGTTGCATTTGCTGTAATTCTTGCAGAACCATCAGCAGTTATTCCACCATTGCCTGTAAATGTAGCAACACCATTTATAGATGCGCTAGTAGAAACAACAATTGTGCCAACTGCTGAAACGCTTGCATTGGCTGTTATTGAAGCACTACCGCTATGAATAATACTGCCGATAGCAGAAACATTTGCAGATGCAGTTATTACCGCAATACCAGATTGAACCCTAGAGCCAATAGCAGTAACTGCTGCACTAGATGTAACACTAGCAGACGCATCCCACAAAGTAACAGATGTTGTATATAGAGAACTGTCTAAAGTTAGAGTGAGTTCATCTATGCTTGACTTTAAATTGTCAAGCGAATCTATCGACCAAGGAGGTAGTAAGTCTGCCATCTTATGACAATGTTACTGACAACGAGCCTGTAGAAATACGGAATACATCACCAGTTGCAATAGTTTTAGAAGCATCTAGTGGTGTGTGATATAGCAAGTTACCTGCTGTAGAGGCATCACGCAAACCAATGTGTGTGATTGTTCCCCATGCACCACCAGCTTGTGGGAATTCAACAGTAGCAGAGTTTGTAGATACACCATTAGAAGGTGCAGCAAATGTTACAGACTGACGAACATAAGAAGTTCCAGAACACTCAGTTCCAGTATCCGCATCAGTTGGGTCAGTTGTGTAAAGTGCTACATATACAGTCGTAGGTGCTGTGTATGCAGTTGCTCTCAATGTGACATTGATAAGAGCATTTTCCAAATAGTTTGACATTTCAGACATGATTTCACCTTGCAGTTAATTTGATTGACAGGGGTACACCAGAATACTGAGTGTTTTCATCAGACCTAGTGAGAGAAGAAATTGCTCTATCGTACATAGTTCCCCATGTATTTATACGAGCATCATTCATTAGATAAGGCTCTGCTTCAATCAAAGAAGCATAAAGCAAAGCATCTGGCGCAGTATTTAAAAACGCATTATTTGTATTTGATGTAGATAAATATGCTGGCGCAGAATAATACAATAACTTCAGTGTATAAACACCATCAGGTGCAGGTGCTAATTGAAACTCACTTGCAAGAATAGTGTAAGACTTAGGAACACCAACTTCTGATGTTCTTGGGTCATTAGATAACGATGATGGGCTAGAGTAACTCAATGGTTGAATTGGGTTTGTCATTACAACAAAATCACGAATCTCCAAGAAGTCGCTAGGAACTTCTACTGTGCTATCTCCTGAGACAGTTGCAGTTGTTACAGACTTTAACATCTGACGAATACGCAGTTCTCTGCGTAAACGATTTTCAGCAAATGTAATAAAGTCTGGAATCTGTGAAGTTAAGTCAGACCTAGCCAAATAACTGGCTATGGAAGTCTTTAAATCAGAGTATGTCGTGAAACTCATACAACTCCTGTCCGAGTTCTAAAAACTCTGTTATCACGCTCGTTTAACCACGCTTTGAATCTTTTTTCATCAATTACATCAAAGCCACGCATAACGCCTTGTTTATTGAGTTCATCAATAACTGTAAATGGTATAGATGCTATCTTGTTACCAAACAACTCATCTGACCATTTAGCACGTTCATCAAAGGAGTTATATTCCTTTTTGTTCTGCTCAATGATTCCTGTAATGTCTTGCTTAGTCTCAATGACAATACCGCCCTCACCATCAGCATGGACTACAGAATCTCTAAATTTAACAGGGTTTTGCATACACTAATTCTATCAGTTTTGCTAGAAAAAGAAATGCCCCAGAGGGTTAGTCTGAGGCATTTTGAGAGTCACCTAACTATTAGGTCAAGTCAGCAATGATGCCGTGTGCAGCTTCGTTACGAACTTCTAATGTGAACTCAGCCAACAGTTGTGTAGATTCGTTGTCACCAGTAACAGCCAACTCATTGGTTGTAAAAGGACGCAGATAAGCTACAGCAGCCATGTCAGGGTCAAGCAAGAAAGCAACATCGTCAGCAGAGTTGGTGCTGTTCATAAAACGTGATGGAACCACGCTCAGAGTACCGAAATCTGACAAATAAACATCTGCCGCCCCGATGATAGTCGTAGGTGCATTTGTAGGGGCCATGTAACGCTGTGCAGCAATACCAGCAAATCCTGATACTGTTTGCTTGTGAGCAGGAGTAACCATCAAGATTTTAGGATTGCCACCTGCGGTATAAACGCTCTTAACAACAGTTTGCAAGATTGCTTCTGTGAAAGTGCGGTTAGTGCCGTTTGTACGAGCAGTAGTGCCAGATGCACCAGCAACACCAGAAGTGCCGCCAGAGTAGTTGGTAGCCAACCATGCTTGCAAACCACCCAAAGCACGAGCAGTAGAGGAGTTACCATTGGTAGCAACTTGATTGCTCAACAATGTCAATTCCATATCACGCTTGATTTCAGCAGATGCTTTAGCCAAGTTATAAGCCTTTTCAGACTTACGACCAGCTTTATCTACTGCTTGCAAGGTGTTAGAAATCTTGATTGTCTTCTGTGAAATCTGGCAACGATTTCCTACACGAGTCGTAGGAGAAATAGTAATGTCAGATGCCGTTGCACCTTCTACAGTTACATTTAAAGCAGCACTAGCGAGCGAATCCGTTTGCCACTCATGGTAAACAGCAGTTGCTTTAGTCTTGCCGATGGAACTCATCATGGGCGTGTCGGTTGGTGAGATGTTATAAATAACATCTGTAAGGTCTTCACGCTGACCAATAGCGGTGTACGTTTGATAGGTAGCCATAATTTAATACTCCAAAATTTATAAAAATCGTTCAAATGCTTTTGCTGCGTCAGTAACTTTTCCAGTTTCACGCAACCTTTGCATAACCTGTTTATCTTGTGCAGACCTTGTAGGAGGTGCAGAAGTACCACTACGCATCATCTTAGGGGCAGCCAAGAGTTTTTTATTTAACTCTGGTTTGCTCTTTTGAAGTTGCTCATACTTCATTGCCTTATACAAGGTATGTACAGCACGACTGTCATACACGGAACTGAGTTCTTGGTCAGACCAACCTACAGACTTCGCATAGTCACGGATTTGTTTCCGTACCGCATCACCCTGTGGTGTCGCTAACTCAGGAATAAGACTAACTAGCTTCTCAGATTCTTGACGGAGATGGTTTTGCAGTTGGGATTGTTGCTCTGCTTGTTGCTGTTGGGCAATGCGTTGCTGTTCATTCCTCACTACTGCTAACTGCTTCTCACGCTGGCTCTGTTCCGCTACCGCTACCGCATAACCGATAGGGTCTGTTTCCTTTAAAACTTCTAAGTCCACACCCTGATGCTGCTGCGTAAGGAAGCTATCCAACGCTTGCAACTTCTGGGCGTATGCTTGTCGCTCTTGTTTAACATACTCTAAGTGACTACGTTCAGCTTCAATCGCCTTACGTTGTTCAGCTAGAGCCTGAGACTTCTTTGTGTAGTCCGTACCTTGTTGATAACCCTTGATAAGTTCGTCTAGTTCTACTTCGACTTCCTCACCAGATGCCTTAACTTTATATCTAGGCTTTGGTTCATCAGATTCCTCTGAATACTCAACTTCGTCAGTCTCTTGTTCGTACTCTGGTTGACCTTCGGTTTGGCTGTTGTCAGCTTCCTCAGAATCACCCATCAGACTTTCAAACGCTGAAGCGGCTTGGTTTACATCTAGGCTTTCACTCCCATTAGGGTTGGTGTTTTCCATTTGTCATCTCAATAATCGCCAGAAACCTTCTGGACGGAGGGTAGCTTTTAGGCTACAGAATTTTCCACTTCTTCTCTCTAATCACAGTTTCCGAGGCTAAACCTTCTAGGTGTCCTGTAATCAATTCAATAGTCTTTATGTGCCGATAAGCGTCTTCACGCCTATCACATTCTTCTGCACTTGTGTTAATTATCACACTAATCTGTTCATTTTTCAAGTTATTTAATACTTCTTTGAAAAAGTCATCGTTTAGTAAGTTTTTAGCCCATTGAGCCAGAACCGCTTTATCGTTCATAGAAGTGATTTAATTTGTTTCTTTGTAAGTTTTCCAGAGTTAAGCAACCCAAGGAATTCCTCACCATACTTATCGACAGCGTTTTTCTTAATGACGTACTCACCAGACTGCAATGAGGCATAACCATCGTCTTGACCCATTGGGTTTGCGCCCATCAATCTGTTCATGGTAACTAAGCCACCTCTAGCAAAAGCAGTTCCATCGCCAACGCCATCACCAATTCCGCTTGGCCCTGTATCCCCTGCAATTCCACTATTACCTGCACTATCGGCTGCTGCGGCTGCTGCGGCTGCTGCCGATGCTGCTGCGGCTGCTGAAGCACCACCAACTGTTGCATCTGCGGCTGCTTGACCTGCGGCTGCTGCGGCTGCATCTGACATTCCTGCTGCACTTGCTGCGGCTGCTGCTGCCGTTCCTGCTGCTGCGGCTGCTGCGCCAGTACCAGTTGCGCCAGCCGTTGCTGTATTACCAGTAGTAGCAATGCTATCTACATCTGCTTGAGTAATGGCTGCATTTGCTATATTTGCAGTAGCATTATTTATTGCATTTGTTATTGACGCAACCAATCCAAGTGGTAAACCAGTAACCATGCCAACAACTGAGGCTAGACCTTGGTTTACTGTGTTTGCTGTAACAGTACCATCAGCATTTACAGTAACCCCTGAGTTACCAGTAGTTCCAACATTACCACCATCTCCACCACTATCGCCACCAGTAAGACCAGTATCTGTAGTTGTAGTTGTATCGCCTTCAGTCTTAGTTGTGTATTTAGTAATATCAAACTTTTCTGGCAATACTCTGGGTTGCGCCTGTAACAAAGAGCCATAAGCAATTCTAGGTTGGTCGGGTAACTGAGTACCAATCATGTCCAGCAATGACCTTGTGGGTACAAACTGTGTCTGTGGACGATACTGGCTTTGAATACCAGAAATAATATCCTCATAGGAAGCACTCTGAGGCGCATCACCACCAACTAAGCTACGCAATTCTTGATAGTTCATGGTTATCTGCCAATCATGCTTAACACGTTGTTTAAAGAAGGTGTAGCAGTTGTGCTAGCAGTTGTTCCAGTTGGGAATAAACCTGCTATCTCAGGACGAGATGTAATATATTGAATGTCGGCAGGTGAAGCACCATAGTTACGCAAATCATTAACTGATACGCCTTTAAGCATATTAGCTACATCACCATAGTTTCCAGATGTTTCTGCTGCCTTCCAAGCGTCCATCAATCCAGTAGGCGCAGCAATAGTTGGAGGCGGTCTATATGTAGGGCTTACATTTGCGCCTTGAATCATGTTCACAATGCTTTGTGTACTAGGACGCTCGTTAATAATTCCCTGCGCTAAACGCTTTGATTCACCAAATGAAGGGAACAACTCACGGAATTGACCTGCCGTAACTGGCTCTTGATATACGTTTGCAGGGTTAAAATTAAATGGTGCGTTAGGATTAGCAGGGTTATACATTACTGTTGGCGACTTAGCCAATGTCGTAATTGTTTTACCTGTATCAGTCGTAAAAGCCTTGTTATAAGTTGGTTGACCAAATTGGAAAGGTACATTAGCCGTTTTAGCCAAGTTAGCTACAGAAAAGTTAGCAGGTAACCTACCGCCATTAGCGGCAGCAGCTTGGTCAACTAAAGCCTGTACACCAACAGAGTTTGCTTGTGCTTGGGCTAACGTCTTACCCACACCCAACTGAAAGCCATAGTTAGGGTCTAGTGCCGCTACTGCTTGTGGTGTACCAAAAGCCTTGTAAACATCATCCATTGATTTAGCACTAGCCAATGCACCAGTTAGGTTTTTGTACTCAGTTGCTGTCAATGCACCAGTATTCAATGCAAGGTTAATTGCTGATTGCGCTTGCTCACCAGTAAGAGTATCTACACCATCCTTAACAACCAACTTACCATTTACAAATGAAGTGGTAATAGGTCTTTGCGTAACAGGACTAATAAACTGGACACTATTACCTTGAGAAGTCTGAGAAATGTTTGGCAATGTCCCATCAAGTTTATATGTCTGTGTAGCTACGTCATAAGTTCCATAGGGATTGACGTTTGCATAACGACCTGCAAATGGGTCACTTTCTAGCGCAGCAACATTAGCCGATAACTTACCAGCCTCACCAAGAACAGTAGGATTAAATGGGTCATAGCCCAATGTAGCCATAGCAGAAACATACTCAGTCTGCGTAGGGTTACGTCCTAGTGTGCTTCGATAACCAGAAATAATGCTCTGGGTATCGTAGTTATAGCCTTCTAAACTTTGGTTAAGAATTCCAGTACCACGCACAGAGTTTTGTTGGTTAGTATTAGTTCCACCGCCAGTTAAATATGCTTGTGCTTCTTTTGCTTCTTGCGCTGTGGGGTCACGCCCAAACTGAGTGTTATAGGCGTAATCAATTACATCCGTGAGTGCTTTTTGTTCTGCAACAAGTGGCTTTCCAATGTCTGTAGCGTATTTGTTTACAGCAGCAGTATCAAACCCAAGCACACGCCCAATTTGCTCTGCTGATACGCCCTGTTTAGCAGCTTCATCAGCTACAGCGTTATATAGTTCTGCGCCAGTTTTACCTGCAAAGTTTTTATCAATGTATTCTTTAACTAACTGGTCTGTGTAATAAACTGGTGCTGTAGCCATATTTAACCCCTAATTTCTACGTTGGATGTAATGCCAGCACCAATCTTCATTGCTTTCAATTGTGCTTCTGCTTCAAACTCTTGTTGCTTCAATGCAAAGTAAGCCTGTTGTTTCTCACGCTCAAGTTGCAACTTAGCCATTTCTTTCTCCCGCATCAATTGCATTTCAAGAGCAGCCTTCTGTTCAGCCATTTGCATATCAATCTGCATCTGCTGTTGTTGCATCTGCAAGTCAGCTTGTGCTTTAGCTTGGTTAGCTTGTATCTCAGCTTGTGTTCTAGCCATCAATGCTTGTATTTCTGGAGGCATTTGCTGTTGCTGTGGAGGAGGATTAGAGAGCATCTGGTCTTGCTCTGGCGTAATTGCTTTGTAGAATTCAGCACTATCTTTGAAGCCAGCAATCTCTACCATGCGTCCCAATGTGCCACGATACTGTGCAGGGGAAACGTAAGGGTTAGCAGGGCCGTACTGACCAATCAACTGTTCTTGTTTAGCAAGAACCATAGACAGCATAGCCATCTGCTCTTGTCGGTTTCCAGCACCCAGACCCACGTTGATAGACACGTCATATTGGTTAGCCCATGTACGAGGGTCAAACTCTACAAACTCACCACGCATACGCACCATGCGAGCCTTGTCTTGGTACTTACAGAGCAAGTGAAGGATGCCTTTGAACAAAGACTTAACGCCTGTCTCAGCAAATATTCGAGCAATCAGTTCAATCTTACCTGCGCCAGCTTGTTGCATAGAAGCTACTGCTGCTGCCGTTACGTTCTGCAAGATAGAAGGGTCTAAACCCTGTGAAGCATCACTAACACCTGTACGCTTAGACTGTACTGTGTCCAAATACTGAAGCATTGGGAAAGCCTGATTTGCCACGTTCTGCACAACTAACTGTTGAACAGCATTAGGAGACTTGGCACGAATCACACCACCAGCAGTAGATGTAAGCAAGTCATCAAGGTTTACCTGACCTTCAACAGCTACCACTCGTGCATTATTTGTCAGATATAAGTTATCCAACATCTGACGAGTGATAGTGGTCTTGATTAACTGTAAGTCAACTGTTCTGTCAGCTAGTGAGTTACCAAAGAACTTATGCGGAATTGGAATAGGACAAATTGAGTGGAAAGGAACATAGTCTGTTTCCTCAATAATCTCTTTGCCTTTCTCATCTTGAAGAATCTCATTTCCTGCATAGAAAACTTGAGTCAAAGAAGCAATGCCTTTTCCATCTATATCAGTTTTGACATAGCACTCAAAGACTTCAATCTCTTGCATTGAAGGGTCATCAGTCTGAACTTGGTAGGGTTGCTCACCAGCAGCATAACGAGCCACACGCTCTGGCGTATAAGCCAAAGCATCACCCATCTGTAAACTCTCTACTTGGTCTTTGTTAAAACCCATAGCAATCAATGTGCTACGAGTCAACATCTGCCTATGAGCCACAAATGGGCTATCAGCAATAGTACGAGCCTTCTTGCTAATCAAGAACTCCTCTGGCGGTACGTTCTCAATCGTTACCTTGCCTGACTTTTTCTTTTGTTGCACAACTACGTTATGAGTAGCACCCATCACAGGCGCACCCATAGGGTCTATAACTGGCTGTCCCATCGGGTCAAATATTGGAAACTCTGTCGTATCTTGCTCGACAATCTCCATAGTCTCATCACTCATCAGCATTGCTAACTCGTCATTAGACAAGTCAAAATAACGCTCTTTGGTAATGTCTTCTTTGTCTTCCCAATACGCTTTTATGATTCCATTCTTTTGAAGCAGAGCATCCTTGAACCAATCATGGAGAATAGCCACGCCTTCGTTATCACGGCTAAAAACCCAGTTGCAATACTGTGTCGCTTGTTTTGCAGATGCTTCATCATTCGGGCCTTGAGGCTCAAAAACTACAATATCATCTGAGCCTGTAAAGATACGGACTAGGGAAGGCAAAGCACCATCAATGGCTTCTGCAACTTCACCTGTAACGATTGAAGACTTACCTTCTACCTCATTGCCATAAGGTTGACGGAGATACGCTTCTAAAGCCTGTTTGCGCTGCTCTACTGTTTCACTCTCAATAAAGCCAATAGCGTCATCAATCTCAGCTTGCAGTATCGACTTCAAGTCGTTCGTTTCCATGTGCATCCTTTGGAGGGCGACCAAGTTTCGGTCTTGACGAGGATTGTAACTCTTTTACCACATTTTCCAACATTTCGATGCGTTTTTCAAGTTCTTTTACCTTTGGGGCTAAATTTATGCCCTGCATTTGTACATACATTAAACAATCCATTTCGGTGCTGAGTTAATAGGCTTAGACCACGTTGAATGTCCTTCATCCAATCCAAGGGCTAAGTAGCGGAATGAGTCCGAACCATGACTAGACCAATCATGTAACGGACGCTCATAGAATATCTTGCGCTTCTCATCGTAATCTCTGCGGTAATTTCTCAGGCAGTTCAGTCCAATCTGCACTTGAGGTACGTTAAACCAGCACCTTGGCAGTAATCTACGGACAGCTTGGATGCCATCATCAAGTCCCATTCTGGGTGCAATCTTGACCTCTAGCCCTGATTCCTCAAGCATTTCCATTCGGCTCTTACCTGTCCCAAGTTCCCTGACCCTAACGTCATGGGGCAGAATATGCTCTGCTTTGAGATAGTCGTTGTCTTTAATCCACTTAACGTAGTGGTCTAGTCCAACGCCATGATTCTCGTAGTAGTCAATCAGGCGTACCTCAGTACCCACCAATTGAGCCACCCAGATAGACGTAGAGTCACCCATTCCCAAGTCCCAAGCAGTAAAAGTTCTGCTTAACTCCTCTCTGGATATCTCCTGCATATGCTTCTTTTCTTCCAGTTCATTAAGGATTTGACCAAAGTATGAACCCTCTACGGCAGCATCAAAGCTACACTCAAACTCTTGGCGGTATTTATCCTCACCCATCTCATTCTTAGCAGCCTTCAGTTCAATATCATCCACTACCCCTGTCTCTGATGCTTTGAACTCTAACAAACCCCATCCATCCTCTTTCTCAGCCCTGTCTCGCAGTTCTTTGAAGTGATTGTGTCCTTTAGGCGTACCAATAAAGAGACACCAGCCCTTCCTGTCAGCTAGTGCAGGTCTTACTATGTCTGTCCATATCTTAGGGTTCTGGTCACCAATTTCATCAAGAATGACCCCATCAAAATACTGACCACGGAGTGTTTCTGGATTGTCTGAGCCAAACAACTGGATGCGCCTACCCCAGAAGTCCACCCTAAGTTCTGAGATATTGCTTGTGCCACCCAGAGGCTCTGCATACTTCACAAGGTAGTCCCATGCCACCCTCTTAGCTTGTCCGTATGTAGGGGCTATGTAGGCGTATCTAGGGGCTTCCTTTTGGTTGAGCAAAGCATCCTTGATTAAGTGGTTAATCGCAGAGACTGTCTTACCCATGCGCCTATGAGCAACGACAACGCCAAAACGCTTACTGTCCATCAGTTCATGGATAGCAAGCTGTTGTTCTCTGGGTTTGTAGGCTATCTCGATTACTTCTGCCATTGGACGCTTATCTGAATGTCTTTACCTTCTTCTCCAGTTACTTGGAGTGGTAAGACCCTACCGATTAGTCCCATGAAAGCCTGTGGGTGTGTCTCTGCCTTCTCTACGAGATAAGCAACGCCACCTGCGCCCTCTAGTGCCTCCAGTATCATCTCTCTAAGAACAGCATTGCCCTTATCAAGACTTCCCTTCGGTCTACCTGCGCCTTCTCGTGCGCCACCACGATATGAAATGTTTGATTGTTTTTCAATCATTTTGTTTGACTCCTCTAGGGTTGGTCAAGTTAGTATCTGCTCACAACGAGCAGACTTAGTTATTTCATTCTACCCATCTTACGAGCAGCTTCACTTATAGCAATCGCAACTGCTTGCTTGGGATTCTTAACGACTTTACCGCCCTTACCAGAGTGCAGTTCGCCTTTTCCAAACTCGTGCATCACAGCACCCATTTTGGCTTTACCAGCTTTGTTCATCTTAGGAGTTTTCATAGTTTTACCATTTAACCTTGTTAGCCCAATATGCTGCACTCATCTTACCCTTGGCAATATTCTCAGCGTGACGAGCCTTGAACGCTTCGTTACGCTTTGTGCCATCAGCAGAACCCTTTACACCCTGCTGACCAAAACGGATGAGCTTTACATCCTCACCAGACTTTGCTAAAACAGCGTGAGACTTAGTGGGATGGCTAGGAGTAGCTTTGGGCTTGTTATAGCCAGAAAACTGCTCTGAACCACGTTTAATCATTTCTTTTTAGCAGTCTTAGCTGCTTGCTTAAACGCATCCGCAGTAGGTGCACCCTTGCTACCTACCTTACGCATACGCTCTGGGGTCTTGCCTGCTGCTTTCTGCGCCTCTATCCGCTTCTTCTTCGCAGCGATATTTGCATAAAGTCCGTTCATTTTTTTGGCTTATTTGCTTTGTTCTTTGCTGTACGCTCACCACGCATAGGCATTGGCTTTGGCATAGCTTTAGTCGCTGGCTTCTTTTTAGCTGTCATGCTTGGATATAAACCCATCATCTCAGCCGCTTGCATATTAGTAGTCCCCATTGTCATCTCCCATATTTTCAGAATCGTCAGTAATCGGGCCACCAGTTACCCAAGCAGTACAAGTACGTTTGGCAGCACACTTAAAGTCCCAAATCTCACAATATCCTAAGTCGCCAGCGTCAATAACTGCCCATGCGTCAGTTTCAGTATCACCAGTTTTTAAGCCTGATTCGATGCAATCTAGCATCTTAGTGGTTTGGATAAAAGCAGCGCAGTTTCCGCAACGAGACTTTTTAGCTTGCTCTGGAGAGTTTCTCCATACCTTAGAGATTTCACGCCAGTAATCAGCGTTTGCCTCGTTAGGGTTCATTGGGCCATAGTTAGCCTTATCAATGCCCTTTTGACGATTCTCAAGATTGACAGATACGTCACCTGTGGCAACTGGACACGCTTCGCCATTTTTCTCTTGGCTTTGTATCTCAATCTCAATTTTTACGGATGGCTCAAGTAAACCAGACATGGTTATCCCTATGGAGTTTATTTATTATCTCATAAAAAAAAAGAGGGAACAAGTCCCTCTAAAGTCTCAATGGCAACTGAGTGCGTCCATTGTGCGCTAATTAAAAAGTTTTGCAAGGGTTAGATTCAATACATCCATCTCATTCAGCTTTTCTACCTTCCAAATCCTAGCCTGTCCGTGTATGCCATTAAAGCTACCCTGATGGCAGTCCTTACATAAAGGAATACATAAGTATTGGTTATGCTGAACAATATGGTGTGCATCGCTTGGTCCAGAAGCATTGCAGACCCCACAAGGCATTTCTTTAATCTTTGCCAAGTGGAGTCGTTCCCTGTTATTGGGTCTGTTATTCACTTTCGTAAGCCGCTATTTTGGCTTCGTCTGCTTCTTCCAAGATGTGCTTAGAAAGACGCATACAGCCCTCAATCTCTAACTCTTGAAATTGTTTGTCAGTAAAGATACCCATGACATTGCGTCCTTCAAACCAGACTTCATCAATGTTCTCGTTGTAAGTGCCTTCTTCGTCACGCTCACAACTCATCACAACAGTAACGATTACAGAGCCTTCACCAGTAGTTGTGTCAAATTCGTATTTCATGATTTATTCCTTAAAAGTACCCTTGCGAATTGCTTGGGCTGATGCAAGTATAGCAAACTAAACACAGTATTTACTAGGTGTTTATACCTACTCTGTAGTTTTTACGCCAAGACGCTCACTTGCTTGCTCAGACCGCCATATATCAGCTTTCATCTGGGCAGCAGTCAGCATCCATTTTAAGGTTTCTTCCTTCTCAATTGCCACCATAAGTCCTCTAAGCAAATCAGCATACTCAATGTGTGCATAGGCTTCACGCTCTTGAGCCACAGCAGAATCTATCCCTCTGGCTAACGCATCCTTCATCAATAGAGCCTTCTTAGTCTTGCGAAACTCCTCAAGGTATATCCTTTGTGCTTTAGCCTCGGCAAACTTAGGTGCGTTTTCAATGATAAATTCAATGGCTTTGTAAGGTGCTTTCACTTAACTACTCCAATCATTCTTAATGCCGCCTCTGGGCAATCTATTCTTGCCAAGGTACTACCTGACCAATTCTCGAAAAAGTCGGCTTGTAGCTTCGTTAAACGCTTTTTAGAGTCCGTTTTAATCTCCACCAGAAAGGTGTGACCCTTGTAGCCAACCAGCAGGTCAACTGGTAAGCCAATAATCCAGACGTATGCCCCTGCACCACGCAAGGCAGAAACTATCTGGTCTTGGTTAGCATCAACTCTTGCTGCTCTCCTCATTTCGTAACCTCGTCATGCGGTTTCTCAAATCCAAAGTAGCGGACACGCCTCTGATTCGTTCCAAGTCCACGCACACTCCCTGCCACCAGAGCAACGCTTTGCTTGAGCCAATCATCGATTTCTTTTTCCTGTACCGCCTCAACCACTCTTGGGCTTCGCAGTCCTTGAAGTGGTTTAATTCTGCTGGATTCATTTTTAGGCCATTGAAAGTGATTCATTTAATCCCCGCAAAAGCAATCTATCGATTGGTCATCAAACATTTGCATTTGATTTGCTGAAAAATTATGCAATTCACGATAAGACGGATGCCCCTTATTAAATCCTGTTGATTCTTTGCTCATCTCAAATACATCACTTTCCATTTTTGCCCACCATAAAACTTTTTCAGGATGTAATCTTGCAATGTTAACTTTTTTGTCTACGCTTTTTAAAAAACAAAGGTCACAATTTCCAAGCAAAGATTCACCACGATGAATCTGTAAATCTAAAGTAAAAGATTGTTCAGACCAAAACTGGTTTATTGTTTCTTTTGTAACGCCAGACAAATAAAGTGGCAACTTGTTTTTGCTCATCTTGGCAGCACGTCTTGGCTCATCAGCACGAATTCCAACAAAATCATTGTTATCGTTTTCATCGTGGTCCCAACCAAGACTTCGCAAGTACCGATGTATTGTTCGTATCTTTAATTGACCAGTACACCATCGTTGCGCTGGATTAGGCAATTTTCTGTAATGATGAATACATTTTTCAAATGGCTCACCATTTCTACTGGCAGTTTCATAGTCAACAACTTTAAATGTTGGTTTGCCATCAACCGAATCCCATTCAAGCCAATTGATATGAACATTCCACTCTTTACTAAAATTCTCGACAAACCTCAAAGTTGCTTCGTCTTCTTTGCCTGTATTTGCAAAACAAACAACAGCGTCTTTAGGTAGGCTCATGTCGTGAGCCTCTAACACCTTGTAAAGCATATAAGCTGAAGTTCTACCGCCAGAAAAACTAACGCAAGTTGGCTCAATAATTTTGAATGGGTTGCTCATGCTTTTTTCCTTAATGAATTCATTGCTTGGCGAATATGGTCTGGCATGGGTGCAGCCTTTTTCGCATCAGCTTTAATCTTTTCTAACGCAGGGTCAGGCTCATTTCTGCTCGGAACTGTGAGCCTTACAACGTCATAAGGGTTTGGCTTGGGTGCGTTGGTGCTTCTAACCCAATTTCGCCATGTCGCAAACCAATCCAGCTTTACACCTTTTTGACCAGCTTGGGCTATCCAATAATCCTTAAATTGGTCAAAGGTTTTGACAGGGCTAAGTTCTGGGCGTTCTGTTTGACAGAATTCTTCCCATTCTTTTGGAAAACTAAAATCAGAAGCGAGGCGTTTGCCGAGTGTCTTCTTCTCTTTCTTTGTCTCTGTCTCTGTCTCTGTCTCTGGGATAGCAGTCTGCAAGCGTTCTGCTAGCACTCCGCTAACAACAGTAAAAAAGTTGTTATCAATCAATGGCTTCACACCAGCTTGGTAATCTTTCTCGCTAATGTGCAGACGAAAGACTAGCTCATCTAGTGAGCCATCAAAAACACCATCTTTTGACTCACTTGCAAGCAACCAGAGCATAGGTGCTAGTGCCTTGCTAGCAATAGGCAAGCGCATATAAGACCTATCGTTTAGCAGGTCACGATGTAGTTTTATCCACGGAGGGCATCTGTCTTTGTAATGTTGAAAGACTGCCCAATTCTTTGGCTGTAATAGCATAATTTCACCGCTTTATAACGCCCTTTGGAAAGAAACCTCGGCAGGGGAAAGGGTGAACCCTTTTCGGTACGCTCATGACTTCGTACCTAGCCGTGTTTCAAAACATTGTACTAGATAAATTGATTGTTTGTAATTTCGTTTGCAACTGGTCTGCCAAGCAATCTAATAGCTTGTGCGTTCATCACCGCATATTCAGCCTTGGTAAAGATACCTCTGGCATTACGAATATCAAATGGATTTAGCTTGTCGTAAGGCTCATCATTGGCAGCTTTGGTAGCTTCAATCATGTGTGGCTCTAACGTGTACTGAGAAACCCAAGAACGTCCCATCTTAATTTTTCCAATTTTTAATTTCTTCTTGTAGCTCATTTTTGTGCAACAAGCTGCAATAGATAGTCTGGGTATGCCAGTTAAATCCTCTAGTTGGTAGGATGTAAGTGGGCCATTTTGTAATGCCCTGATGATTGCTTCTTGTGTCATTTGAACCACTCTGGTCTGAGTTCTTTTAGTTGATAAATGCGTAGTTTAGGGATTGTCTTCCAATGAAAGACAGCAGCCCTAGTTATGCCGAGGATACGAGCAAGCTCACTCTGTGAGCCAGCAAGTGTGGTAGCGGTTTGTTTATCCATCTAAACATTGTAGCAAATAAATTATTTGTTGTTTTTAGGGTAAACACCTAGATAAATAGCTTGTTTAGTCTGTTTACTTTGCTATACTTGCGTCAGCCCACAACAAAACGTAAGTGGGTATTTTTAAGGAAATCAAGATGAAAAATTTAAAGCCAATCAATGACTTTGCTAAAGAAATGCTTATTGAGCATGGCCCAACTCATGCGTTTAGTTATGTTGAAAAAAAGTTTGATGCTTATGTAAAAGCACAAAATGATTCAATGGCTGACTACTATTGTTTAGTGTTAGAAAACTTATACGCACGAGCAGCAAAGTGGGGTTCAAAATGAAAAATAAGATTATTCAGACGCTAGTTGAGTATGTGTTAGCCATCGTTATCTTTGGCGGTATCGGTATCCTCTTAGCATGGAGAGGCTAATGAACACACACTACCTAACCCATGTCCGTAAGATGTTTCGCACCTATGATGCCCCACCACAGGTCATCAGAAGCTATCAAAAGCAATGGGTGAAGTCAGTACGCCAGTTGGGTGATAAATGGCTTGTAGCAAAGCCTATCGAAAGAATCACAAATGACTAAGCTAACAAGACAAGACGCAATTAAAGACCTGCAAGGAACTTACTGCTGCTACTGTACAGAACCCAAGACCTACGGCTCATGCTGTGGAGAAAACCACTTCGTACCTTTCGAGGATTTATACGAGGAAAATAAAGAAGCAATGATTGAAGAATATTTAAGTGAAGGAAATTCAAATGGTACATAAGAAACTCATGCAAGCAAGAATCCTCTTGCAAAACACACCTTTAAAGAAGTCTGGTCACAACAAGTTTGCTGGCTACTCATACTTTGAACTTGGAGACTTTATCCCCACGATTAACCAAATCTTTAATGAAGTTGGTTTGTGTGGTGTAGTGTCCTACGATACAGAGATAGCAAGCCTGACCATCACAGACACAGACGATGGCACTAGCCTTGTCATTACATCACCAATGGCAGACGCTAACCTTAAAGGTTGCCATCCAATTCAAAACCTAGGGGCTGTAGAAACGTACACCAGACGTTACCTGTGGGTTACAGCAATGGAAATTGTTGAGCATGATGCTCTGGATTCCTCTGCGCCACTTAAAGAGCAAGTAATCATCACGCCAGCACAAGGCATACGAGATGAGTTACCCATTGAAATACTAAAGTATCTTGACGAATTAGCAGTTGAACTGATTGCTATTTGTGAGAAAGATTCCAAGGCAGCTTGGATGAGGTTGGAACAGGAGAACTTAGAAGCAGACCAAAAGGTTGCTCTATGGACGCTGATGCCAAGTAATGTAAGAAGCGCAATTAAGAAAGCGAAAGGTTAATCATGGAATACGACAATACAAACCGAGGAAGTTTGTTCAAGAACGACAGGAAAGACGATGCCAAGTTTCCTGATTACAAAGGGTCACTCAATGTAGATGGTGTGGAGTATTGGCTATCTGCTTGGCTAAAATTAAGCAAGGATGGTCAGAAGTTCATGTCCTTGTCTATCAAGAATAAGAACGCTGATGCTTCGTTACAGCCTAAGAAAAAGGTTGTGTATGAGGATGATGCACCCTTCTAACCAAATGCGGAACTCTCTGGCAAGTCATATAGACTTCCGAGATTTCCAAGGTTTGATTCCAGAAAACTCGCATTTCTTGCCTAGTAACATAGACATGATTTGCGAGAGAAAGGGCTGCTTCCTAATCGGTGAGTGGAAGAAGCCTAACGAGAACATGGCTACTGGTCAGCAATTGTTGTTAAAGGCTTTTGCTCAAGTGCCTAACTTTACTGTGTTAGTCATTATTGGTAACACAGACGCAGAAACAGAAGTTGGAGATGTGTTCCAAGTTGTTTTAGGTAGATGTGTAAAAATTGGTGAAGGTCTTGATTTTCTCAAAGACTTTTATGTTCTGTGGTACGAATTTGCAAACTCGAAAGGATAGTTATGTCGTCATACGCACACATTGAAATGTTGATAATCCAATGGGCAGAGGCTCGAAAGATTATCCCTAACAGCACACCAGAGGTTCAGCTTCTTAAAGCAATGTCAGAGATGGGGGAACTTGCAGATGCCACGATTAAAAATGACGAGGATGCTATTGTTGATTCTGTTGGTGATGTCATGGTCTGCCTTATTAACTACTGTGTGCTGCAAGACATAAATCTAGTGCAATGTATGGAAATAGCGTATGACCAGATTAAGAATCGTAGGGGTATTCTTTTGCCTAACGGAGTCTTCCAAAAAGAACCTTGAGTCTTGTTTCTGACATAAAAATGTTCTACGATTTCATTGCAACAATCGGTTGCGTTAGGAGAAAATCATGAAATTTGAAATGGACATTGGTTATATTGAGAATGAGAAAATTACAATTGAGACATGGGATTTCGAGAAAATTGAAATCATCAAAACTTTTATTGAATTCCAAGAAGAACACGGCTGGGCAGTTGAATATGAAGTTGCTGACATTGATGAAGATGAAGATACAGAAGAAGAAGATACAGAAGAAGAAGAAACGCCAGCTTTTGCTTTAAACGCTCACGAGCCTTTATAAGCTACTTTGCCAACAGGTAAAGACCTACATTCGAGAACGCATAACCCGCATAGACAATCGCCATATGTGGGTTATCTTTCCATAGCTGCTCACCAGCAATGTAGGCGTAGATACCGCCTGTGACAATGATTAACCAAGCACTCAAAATGCACCTACGTCAATTACTTGGCCCCTAAATTGAACCATGTCCTCGTCAAACTTATGCACAAGTTCTGGCCACAGTAACTGTCCGTTAAAGAAATTAAGAACAGCAAATCCTGACCTGTGATTGTTAGGATTTATCTCAGCATAAGTAAACTGTGGCCCATCAGTCTCAGCTAAAGTTCCCGTATCCACACCATACCTAACCCCGTTGTAGTCGCTAAACGGAGTGACTTTTAAGCTATGAAGGTGTCCAGTAACGATAGACACACCAGCGTTTACAGTATTGTTGTGAGTTGCATGAACACCACCTTTGTAACGATGCTTGATAATTACATCCTCGGTAGGCCATACTGCCCAACAGAAGTCCCAATCTGAGATATGGTCTGTCAGCTTAAACCCTTGTACTTCCTTAAACTGTGGGGCTTGTTGAGCTAATCTATTGCCAAACCGAATGTCGTGATTACCCCATGTAAACAGTAGCTTTACATTGTGTCTCGCAGCTTTAGCGGTTTCCTCTATCTCACCCAACGCACCTTGCGTAGCTTTTAGTTCTTGGATAACAGAAGTTTGAGGTTGGTCAGTTACATCGTGACGGGATATAGATGCACCATCAAAGGCATCTCCGTTACATATCACCGCCTTGGGTTTGAACTGCTGTATAGCCCATAGAAGCCCTTTAAACGCTGTTGTACGTTGTGCAGGGATAAAGTGAGCATCTGAGAACACAATAACTGTTCCGTCCAGTATGCCAAGATTTACTTGTTTTAGCGGAGAAAATGACTTAGGTTTGTTTTTATCGTATTTCAGCCCACGATGGTCACTTGCATGAAGTGCCATGTTGTATTCTTTTTCAATCCATCTTCTACGCAAATGAACTGCCCTATTTGCAATGCCAAGATGGTCAGCTACTTTTTGAGCAGACTGAAGTTGACCCCATAATTGTATAAACTCGGTATCCGTACAGGTTTCGTTACTGCTTCCCATAAGAATCCTTTGAGAGTAATTTTTCTAGCAAATTGATGACCCTATGCTCTTGCATTTCAATCTCATCTTGTGATGATTTAGGGTCTTGTGCCACAGTCATTAGGTCATGTAGGAAAACATGAAGTAACTCATGCAAAGCAGTTTGGTCTATGCTCTCAGGTGTTATCTTTTCAGCACCAAAGTCACCCAAACGATAAACAGCAAGTCTTGCAGCAGGGGTAAACTCAACAGAAGCCATAGCCGCTTTAGCTGGCTTTATGCCCTTCTCAATTCTCCAATCGCCAAGACTAAGCACTTGCTGCCACTTTCTGACACTTTGTGCAAACAGTTCTGCGTGTTCTGGTGTAGGAATGTTAGGCATTTCAACACCTTATAGAAGAATTGTTACAGTTTAATTTAACAAGGCACATTCAGCAACTCTGCGCTTTGTCAGACCTGCTAGAACTTTACCACCGCCCTTGTTCCATAACATGAGTTGCTCTTTAGCCCCTTCCCAATCTTGGGCATTGATTTTCCGCTTGAGAGTAGAGGTTTGGAGTCGTCCACAGCCCAAATTGTAGGTGAACGAAATCAGAGCGTTGCACTTACGTTCATCAGTTGCAAGAATGGGACATTGCCTTAAAACGCTTGGCAGATAAGTATGCTCTAACTCCACCATTAACAAGTCATGGGCAGCTTGCTGGCTAATTGGAGGGTCATTCATGGTGACCTTTACTCCATTGGCATAGTAGGTAGAACCAAAGCCTATCGTTGGAATTCCTGCTGGACAAATATAAACCACAGAAGAAAATCCCTCGAACCTCTTACATAGTGCTGTTGCAAGTTCTAAGTTCATAACCCACGCTTAGACAGAGTTCTATCAAGAAACCAATAGTTAATTGTTCCTGATAGCAAAGCAGAAAAGTCTGGAGTCATCATAGTTTTGAAGACTTCAACGGCTGGCGCACCATTTAACCAAGCGTTGTATGCAAACCACACATGGATAAATGACCAAACAAACAAAACCCAATAGGTGACCACAGGACGTACAGAAGCAGAAAGTGAGGCTACCCATCCACCTGCTGCTTTAACCATCGTTGCTTGCTGTTCTATGGCTGATTGAAAGGCATCCATCACGCCTACGTCAATAGCTGCTTCTCTTTGTGCGCCTATTTCTGCGAGTTTCATTTGCCCACGCATTTGCTCTAAGTCGCATTGCCTAGAAAAAAGTGCTAGTTCGTGCGCCCTTTCTGACTTTTTATCGAGCCACTTGAGAACCTCTGGGGCCATCCTAAAGATGCCACCAAAGATTGAACCTAGTAAACCACCAGAAAGAATATCAAGCATGATTAGTCCTCACAATGTTTGCAATGATGTTTGTCGCCATGCGAGAGTTTTACACCCGCCAAAAGACCAATAAAGCCACCAATGATGGTTTGAAAAGCAGGGTGCAACATAGAAAATATTTCTGCGTTATCAACCTCTTTAGCCCATAAGCCTAAAAGAAAAGCCGCAACCATTCCTAATACTGATAAGCAAAGAGTAGAAGCTACCATTAAGGTAACAGAGTACGTCAGCTTACCTACAACATCTTGGTCTTGTTTCATACATAAATATCCAGTTTACGATTTTGAAATATCTCCATACGGAGTCGCTCTTGAACTACTTTTTTAGTGTAAATCTCAAATCCTATGTCTTGCAATTGAGTCTTTTTTTGCTTGGCTAACTCATTTGCCTTGTTAACTTCATGCTGTTTTTCTAGCTTTACTTGGGCAAGGTCATGCCTATCTGGATATCCTGATGGCTGAACAGTCGGAAATAGCTTGATGGTGTCAATCATTATGAATAAAAATCCAATAGATATAGTTCAAAGGCACTGCCAACCAAAGCAATATTTCTAACATATCCATTACTTCTTCTCCCTCTCAAGTGCATCCTTGTAAGCAATAACAATCTTATGTCTTAACTCTGCACTATCAGCACTACCAGCCCATTCACTCAAGTTATTCCATATCACAGTCATGTCGGAACTTTTACACAATGTCTTATGTTTTGTAAGCCAAGCAGACATCTGTTGGTGACGCTCAGTAGGGTTATGTACTGTGTACGCTATCCCATAAAACTCACGCACACTACATAGGTCTTTTCCTGTAGATTGAAGTGAGAGAGTTAGAACAAGTGCTACTAGCCATCTCACGGCATAGCCCAAAGAATGACATGACTACAAAACATGACAAAACAAAACAAAAAGGCTAGAGCCACAATAGCTTCTAGCCAATCCATTATTTTTTAATCCATGTTTGCCAAATAGCACCAGCAGCCATAATTAACCCACCTATCCATAGAATAGGCTTGGCAGCAGAGGCAACCCAACCCAATACTTTAAAAGCCCCATCCAAGGCGTTTATAGCCTCTACAAGACCTTTTGTATTCTTGTCGATGGCATCTACCTTAGTCTCTACTTCAAGCAGTCTTTCGTAGATTTGGGCGTGGGTTACTTCTTGTGTCATGGGGCATCAGGCCATGTAACAGTCCAAGGAAAACCGCTTTGAGTGGTAATGTCACGCAAGGCTTGGCGGTATGTTGCCCATGCAGTCTTGTCCACAGGGCTGTCTGCCACTTGAGTCCAATCGCAATCTGCTAGTTTGTCACTACGGGTCTGACGCACAGATTTAGCCTGTTCAGCATCTTTAGTGGCTTTGTAAGCAGTCTCATGCTCAAGGGCAGTAGTAGTTACGCCCTCAACAGTAGTATCTACAAAGACAGGGCCAAGCACATACTTTGTGTACCACTTACCATCTACTTGCTCAACACCAGAGGCTTGAGAGTATTGGTAAACAGTTCCACCAGTTGCTTGTGGGCCTTCAAAGACTACATTAGCACCTAAAGCCTCTAAGACTTCAGTTGTTGTTGTTTCCCATGATGGGCCACCATTGGCTTTTGTGTATGCACGAAATTCTGCTTCGTACATAACTGCGCCTGTTTG